ATCATCAATTAGTTTTAATAATGATGCACTTGCAATTCCGCTACCACTCAAATGAAGTTCCCAGTTACCTGGATCTATCTTTTCTCTATACCGTGCTCTGTTTACATTGACTACAAATATGTCTGCTGCTTCATAGCGTGTACCTGCAGCTTTTCCTCCTGAAGAACCATCGAAATTAAATCTAGTTCCACTTGTCGGATTTTTTAGACAAATATTTCTAAATTGACGATAAATTGCCTTAGATGGATTATTTCCATCAGAAGTAGACAGTGAACCACTACCTTCAATATGTCCATACGCTACTGCGAACTGAACTTGACGAGTAGAATCACTTCCTGCCTTGTTGTATATATCATAGTAATAATTGCCACTGCTTCCACTTTGAACGGAGCCAGTATAAAACGCAGTCAATGTTGCTGATCCATTAGACCATAATGGTGACGATATCGTACTTAATACATCAGTCCTTTTATCATCTGATCCTATTGGTGTGAAAAAATTACCTGCCATTGTTTATCTCCTTGTTACATATAAATATGTTATTGTTTAAATTCTTTAATCTTAACGAGATTTTGATGTTTATCTCCTACCGTCTTTCTTGTCTCTTTCTTCTCGTCTTTCATCTTCTTGTCTTTGTTCTTTCCGTTTTTCTTCTTCTTGTCTTTGTTCTTTCCGTTCCTCCCGTTTATCGGGTGGTATTTCTGGTGATTCAATTGGATTTGCAAATCTTGCTGGTATACCAGTCTGTACAAGAATATTTACATACTGAACTGCTCCACTATCTACACCAGTTATTTTTAAAGTGGTTGATCTTGCTTTTTCTAAATTTTTTGCTTTTAAACGTACTCCACTTCCTATAATAGTTTTTTCTTTTCCATATCCATCTTTTGGAATTTGTTTGACGGTCATTGGCATATCTAAATCTCCTTATCGTCTACCATTTCTACCATTTCCGTTTCCACCTTTACCATTTCCGTTTCCGCCTTTACCATTTCCGTTTCCGCCTTTACCATTTCCGTTTCCATTTCCACCTTTACCATTTCCACCTTTACCATTTCCACCTTTACCATTTCCGTTTCCGTTTCCTTCTTTCTTTTCTTCTCGTTTTTCTTCTTCTTCTTCACGGCGGTCATCACCGCCTGTATCCTGTGTTACTACAACGGATGAAGTCTTGGAATTCGAACCATAAACATTAGTTACAGTTAAAGTAGCCTTAAAAGTTCCAGTAAAATTATAAGTATGTCGTGGACTTGCATCATAAGATGTTCCCCCATCTCCAAAGTCCCATGAATATGATAACTCATCACCTACTGAACTATTAGTAAAATTTACAGTTAATGGTACATTTCCTTCAATTGAATCGGCCATTGTTATTCTCCTTATGCCATTGCCATTGTAAAACTGGCTTCTGGACGTGTTCCAGTACTCATAATAAAACCGGCTGATGGTAATAAATGAGAAGTATCAATTTCCCTCATTATAAAATTAGCTTTCGGTGTTGTATATGGATTAATCATCTCAACTATATTATCATGTTCAAGAAAAAATTCATATTCTTCTGTTTCACTATGATTTTCTGTTCTTGGTATAATATCAATAATTTCACCTTGTCCAGTTAATTCAACTACAGGCTGGACATTTGAAATTTTATTTCCTTGTGGGATTGGTGGTTGATCTATCACAAAAGAATTCATAATTTCTTTTTGATTTACAAATGATTCAACCATTGGCATATTTTCTATAACTCTACCTCGTAAATTAGTCGGTTCTGTTGATTCCCACATACCATAATCAATTTCATCATCACCAAGTGCAAATTGTGTAATTGCATAGGAATTATCTGTTGCTCCTGATAATGCATTTGCTAAAATTTCTCTTCCTCTTTTTGTAAAGTGTGCAGTTACAGTTTGTGTTGTTTTATTTAAATATCCCATTTTTATTTATTCCACTAAATTATATTTAACGCCTTTCTTGTTCTCTTTCTTTCCGTCTTTCTTCGTCTCTTTCTTCTCTTTGTCTTTCCCATTCTTGACCTTCTTGTCTCCGTCTTTTTTGCTCTCTCCGTTTTTCTTGTTTTTCTTCTTCTTGTCTTTCCACTTTTTCTTCTTGTTGTCTTTTCTTTCTTTGTTCACGTCTCTGTCGTTCTCTCTGTCTTTCATCTTCCATTGCTTCCTTTTGTCGTTTCTCTCTTTCTAATACTGCAGTATCACTTATAGTTGGAGTTTCAGGATCAGTACTAAAAGTTGGAGGATTCTTTGTCAAAAAAAAATTCATACTTTCATTTCCACTAACTACGGCCTCAATAAGTGGTTGATTATCAATTATTTGTCCCAATGGTCTTACAAAATTTGAACCAGACGGTGTTACATCCCACAAACTATAATCTATTTCATCGTCACCCAAAGCAAATTTTGTAATAACGTGTTCATTGGTAGTTTCACCGGCTACGGCTCTCCTCATATATTCTCTGCCCGATCTCGTAAGAATTGCATCTACTACTAATGTATCTTTATTTATAAATCCCATAGTATTATGGTGTTTGTTGGTTTAGATATCCGACTTGAACTTTAATTACATATATTGCCCCTGATCGTTGTCCTGTTACAATAATCGAAGTTTCTCTATCAAATATCATTTGTTTTGCCTGTATGGTTGCTTTCTGTGATACTACTTTTTTACTCAATCTACCACTTTCTTCTCCATAGGTTACTCCTGTTTCTGGCATACTATCGAAATTTGAATCCGTTGGTATAGCTCCTGCTTTAATATTAATTACATTACTATTTAATACTAACCAACTATATTTTTCTCCTGTAAAAGCTCCTTCGGCCCCAACAGTTATTGGATTAAAAGTAGTATCAGTAAATATCCACCCTGCGTCATTATATATAGATTTTAATTTATTATCACCCACAACTTGAGTAATATTTTCTATATATGGTAATGCTCGAGTGCCTTCTGGTAAAGTAATTAATTTATATTTCATCACTACTTCAGGATCAACATTTGGTTCAATCATTGGAGTACTTTCTAATACAGCACCATAATAATCAGTTCCCATTGGATGTGCCTCATCCCATAAAGTGTAATCTATCTCATCATCGGCTAATGCAAATTTTGTAATATTAAAATTACCACTACTCTTAGAAAGATATTCCTTACCTTTTTTGGTTAGTACTGCATTTAATATGTATGAAGTATTATTTATAAATCCCATTTTTTACCTATCAAATATTAAGATTGTGTAGCATAATACATATTCGTAACTTCATATTCAAATACTGCTCCTGAATCTTCACCAGTTATTACAATGCTTGTTTTTGCTGGTGATGAAACTGATGAAATTCTTTTAGAATAAATTCCTATATTTTCAAACTGAAAAGCAGCATCCAAAATCTGTCCAGAGTAAGTCTGAGATAGTCTTTGTGGTGACTCCAGAAAGGGAAACCATTTCAGTTGATTCTCAAGTGTTCCTGATTTTACGATTGGGTATCCCAGACTATCAGTTGATGTTGGATTTGGTGCCAAAACAGCTATAGATGTATCTAACAATGTTACAGTATAAGCTTCTTCGCTGTAAAGTTCCCAATTTGGTACAGTTTGTGTAGAAGCATTAGCAAGATGTTGAACTCCAAATCGTTTGGTTGATCCTAAATTAACGTTTGTTGGGTTACCATCATGGGTCTGTACATGATGCCAATTGGTTGAGATATCTATATCAACGAACTTTAAACCATGAAGTCCAGTATTATCACCAGAGGCATCTGCAACTGTTGCATCTGGAGCTTCATGTTTACCTTGAAATTGATTATCAGGATCCACTAATTTTGCCATTGCTGTTGTTCCATCTATACGAGTAACGAGTTTATACTTCATAATCTCAGAAGGATCGTTGAAGGGTTCAAGTGCAGGTAAATTTTCAATTACTGCACCATAATAATCTGTTCCCTGTGTGTGAGATGCATCCCATAAGGAGTAATCTATCTCATCATCACCAAGAGCAAATTGTGTAACTTCAAAATTGCCGCCAGTTGACAAAAGTTCTCGACCTTTTTTTGTCAAAATAGCGTCCAATATTCTTGTTGAATTGTTTAAATATCCCATTTTTTTCTCCTATGTAATATTTTTGGGTTTTTTTATGTATAAGATCATATTATATAACTTACTATTCTTCACTTATAAATATAATCTTTTTTTGTTTTTTATCATTTTTATACGACATCAAGTGGTGTATCTGGTGAATCTGTAGTTACAAGTTGAGTTGGTGATGTAATTGTCACCTCTACTACCGGCGATTGATTACTATAAATATTTGCTAAATCTGAAACAGTTGAATCGTCTGTATTTTCACATCCAGCGAAAAATAAATTATCAGTTCCAGTTGATACATAAGTCGTCTGACTATCTAAATCTGTATTCAGAAAACTTGATGAATAATATAAACCTAATGAAGCACTTTCTGCAGATGAATAATAATATTCTATTTCTACATTAAAATCTGATTGTACATTTGTGTCTATGCTAGGTTGTATAACTTCTAAAAATATAGATGCTTCACTACCTTGTTGGATAGTTGCGTTATTATAATCTTCTCCATACCATCCAGTATAATCAATATCACCTATTTGATATAATGATGGTCTTTCCAAAATATGTTTTAATACAAATGAACCAGATTCTGCTGCTAATTGGGCAAGAGTATAACTTGGTGCTTCTAATGATTCAAATGCTGAAGTCATAGAGAATGTAGACCCTGTTATCTGTAGCATTGGATCTAATCCGTATGGATCATATATATTCAAATTAGATATAATATTAATATCATTATATCTAGCAGAAGCAGATACAACTGAACCACTTTCTTGAGTATGTGATTGTAATCTAAATTCATTAGTAAGATTTATACCAACTAAAGTTTCATAAGTTGGATACTCAGAAGATGCTGATACTACTGATCCAGTTGATCGAGTATGTGATTGTAATCTAAATGGATTCGTGAAATTAATTCCCACCAAAGTTTCTAATGGTAGATATTCACCAGATGAAGATACATATGACCCAGTTTCTTGTCTGCCTGCCTTTAAACCATATGGATTACTATAACTCATATCACTTTCTAATGGTGTATAGTCAGCAGACGCCGATGTATATGACCCAGTTTCTTGTTTACCTGCCTTTAACCCATACGGATTACTATAACTCATATCACTTTCTAATGGTATATATTCCGCAGACTCTGAAACATATGATCCAGTTTCTTGTTTGCCTGCTTTTAAACCATATGGATTACTGAAACTCATATCACTTTCTAATGGTGTAAAATCTCCACTTTCAGAAATATACCCCATTGTTTCAATAAACGTTGTATGGTGTTGTGGTTCAAACGTAGGTTTCTTACCGATTATAATCTTATCTCGTTCAAGAATAGTTGGTTCTATTAAAATACCAATTTTTGCATTTGCACGAGCGGGAATTAAACTTCTAACTTGTCTATATAATGAACTATCATAATATTTTAATAATCTCAAATAATCCCAAAAATTATTTGGTCCTGCATATTTTTGCCAATATAGATTTCTTGCAACTCTTAGTGATAAATACTCTTCATTATATTGATCCCGTGGATCTCCAATATATTGGTCAAAATCAATACCTGGCATTGACAGAATAATATCTTCATCGATAGCCGCAGACGGTGAAAAGAATACACCAAGTTTATTAGAATCTACTGCTGCCTTATCATATGCAGGAATTGTAATACTCGAACCAAACTCTAATACTGGATTACCTGAGGTTACACTATCTAACAATTTATCTGCTTCAATTCTTACTTTATTAGATGACCGACCACTTGGACCCATATTTGGAACTTTCATCTTTGTTTCATCTACTACGGATGAAAAGTGTGAATCATTTTTGGCAAGTCCACTTGTGTATCCATAAGGTGTTGCAGATGAAGTAAAGGATTGGTCAGCACTTACATCATTAAACCATTTATTGGCCGTTACACTTAAATCTTTATCATCATCAAACGAATATCGAGTAATCATATCCATATATGAAGCAGATGGTGTATTACCATCAAATGCTATTGGGGCGGCTACATGATTATCAAATGCACTTTCATTTAATGCCGTAGTCCAATTTCTATATTCCATCATAGAACCACTTAATGATTCTCCAAATACCGCACTTTCTCCACCACCTATTGTAATTGAATTACCACTACCAGAATATGCTAGATTATATGAACCAGATACTACTCCTTGTGAACCACTTATAAGTAAATCACTTTTAGATTCATAAATTATCTTGCTTCTACCTGCATCGTATTTTTTAGTGTATAAACTATAAACAACATCTAAACTACCAGTATCGCTTGTTACAAACAATCCAGATCCAGACATAGTTCTTGTCAACATAACAGACCAAAACTCTCCATCATATACTGGTAACGCAGATGATGAAACTTCTTGATATGAAGTCCCCACTCCACTACCACTCAACATAAAAGATACATTACCATATCTATCTGACGAACCATTGTCTTTTAATCTAATTGCCCAATCATCACCTCGTCTTACCAATACTTGATTTGAACCAGTTACGGCTTTAAATCTAAATTCTACTGTATCTGGTACTCGACCCGTAGCCCCACTACCAGATTGAACTGGTTTCCAACTATTATGTTGAACATATGTATTATTAGATGCACCAAAGAAATCTAATGCCTTTGTAAATTTTCTTGTTAAAAAATAATCTGGTGATTGGCCAGGTAATTTAGGGCCTCCATATTCTACTACTCGTAGTACACTCGATGGAATACCATAACAACTTATTAATCCTTTTATTGCCCGTACCGTTCCTTTTGTTTTTAAGAAATAAGGCATATTGTTTATAATACGACTCCAAATTTCTCTTGATATATCTCTATCTGAAGTTCCTGAATATTTCCAAGGCTTTTCTGACCCAGAAGCATCCATACCAAACAAATATCTTGGCATTGATACTAAATCTTTTCCATCATGAACTTCCCAACCAAGAGATTGTGCTACAGGTTTTAATAAATCTTTTGCTATACCTTCTGAAAGACTATCTCTTTTATCATGAACGTCTGTCATTGCTTTGATGAAAATCCAAATATCATCAAAATGATGACCTATCATATCTACAAACTTTAAAAATACCTCATTTTCATCATCATCTTGAACAAACATTGGAAGATGACTTTTTAATCTATTTTTATTTGCTTTATCATAATCTGACGCTGAAACTAATTGATTTGAATACCAAGTAGTGGCATTTGATTGTGAAGTTCTATATAAAATATATGGATCAGAATATTGACCAGAACCACTTCTTTTTGGCCACGCATTATCATAACTTTTTCCTACTGACTCACTTGAATATGATGAACTATTATAGAACAAGTATTTTTCATACTTATCAAATGAATTAATACTTTCACGGCGTTGTTTTTCCCACCATGCTATTTGTGATGCTGAACCACTAATTTTAGTAAATGGAGAATTTAACGAAGTTGAACCAGATATAGTTAAATACGAACCAGCTCCTGGGTCTGCAACTATTGGAATTACACCAACCGAACCACTTCCGGCACCACTTAAAGACGCACTTCTATCTGTATATTGTTCTATTTGGTCTAATTTATATTTAAAATTTCTAAGTCGTTGTTCTGCAGAA